CCTGGTGTTAAAGGCGGTGACGAAACTAAACGAGTAATCGTTCAAGTACCTTGCGTTGAAATGTGGGGCGAATCGTGCCCAATTCACGCAGAGATACGTCCTTGGTTTAAAGACCCAGCAATGGAAGACCTAGGTCGTACATATTGGAAAAAGCGTTCATACGTTTTCCAAGGTTTGGTTGTAACTGACCCTATCGGTGGTGAACAACCAGAAAATCCAGTTCGTAGATTTATCATTGGACCACAAATCTTCAAGTTATTGAAGGCGGCTCTAATGGATCCAGACATGGATAATCTTCCAACGGATTATGAACAAGGTACAGACTTCCGTCTTACTAAAACACAAAAAGGTCAGTATGCTGACTATTCAACTTCATCTTGGTCACGTAAAGAACGTTCACTAAATGAAGAAGAACGCCAAGCAATCGAAACTCATGGTCTTTATGACTTGAATGAGTTTATGCCTAAGCGTCCAACTGAGGATGACATGCGAGTAATCACAGAGATGTTTGAAGCATCTGTTGATGGTGAATTGTATGACCCAACTCGTTGGGGACAGCACTATAAACCTTATGGGTTAGATGTTCCAGCAGGAACGTCAGCACCTACTCCAACTCCATCTGCTCCAAAAGTAGAAGAAGTTAAAGAAGTTGCGACAGCACCGGCAGAAACATCAGCACCAACTCCGACTCCAGCACCAGCAGAAACAACTGCTGAAGCACCGAAGTCAGATGCGGCAGATATCTTAGCAATGATTCGTAGTAGAAAAACTGACTAAGACCAATATTGAGTGTGGGGAGTAAATACTCCCCTACTCTTTTTATATCACATAAGGAGAATCGTATGGCAAGAGCCTTTGATGCGAGTAAATTTCGTAAAAATATAACAAAATCTGTTCCAGGTATGAGTGTTGGTTTTAGAGACCCAGACACTTGGATATCAACGGGTAATTACACATTAAACAAACTTATCAGTGGAGAATTTAATAAAGGAATTCCATTAGGTAAAGTAACAGTCTTTGCAGGTGAAAGTGGCGCAGGTAAATCATTTGTAGCCGCAGGTAACGTAGTTAAAAATGCACAAGACCAAGGAATTTTTGTAGTTCTAATCGACAGTGAGAACGCACTAGACGAAACGTGGTTACACGCACTCGATGTAGATACTACACCAGAAAAACTACTAAAATTGAATGTAGCAATGATTGATGATGTTGCTAAAATCATTTCAGACTTTATGAAAGGTTATAGAGAAGACCATTCAGACACACCAGACGCAGACCGTCCAAAAGTGTTGTTTGTCATTGATAGTCTTGGAATGATGATGACCCCAACCGATGTTGACCAGTTTAATCGTGGTGACATGAAAGGTGATATGGGTCGTAAACCAAAAGCATTAGCGGCACTAGTAAGAAATAGTGTGAATATGTTTGGTGACTATAATGTAGGACTAGTTGCTACAAACCATACATACGCATCACAAGATATGTTTGACCCAGATGATAAAATCTCTGGTGGTCAAGGATTTATCTATGCTAGTTCAATTGTAGTAGCAATGAAGAAATTGAAACTAAAAGTAGATGCTGATGGTAATAAAACGTCTCAAGTACATGGTATTAGAGCGGCGTGTAAAGTAATGAAGACACGTTATGCTAAACCATTTGAAGGAGTTCAAGTAGAGATTCCATATGAAACTGGAATGTCACCTTACTCTGGATTGGTTGAGTTCTTTGAAGCAAAGGGTGTACTTGTGAAACAAGGTAATCGTTTGAAGTATAATACAAAATCAGGCGAAGAGATGATTGAGTTTCGTAAGAACTGGTCAGATGAAAAACTTGATGTTGTTATGAAAGATTGGAACGAAGAAAATTTAAATGATGAGAAGCATGAGTTAGAACAAGTTGAGTCAGAAGAAGTATAAAATTGAGCAATCTGTATAAATAGATTGCTTACCAAAACAAGATATAACTAAGAGGAGTCAACTTGGAATCAGAATCACTATACGAATTGTGGGAAACTTTAGTGAACTATATTCCCGGCAAAGACAGAATAGAAGCCGGCGAAATGTTTATAAAGCAATGCGATGATTTAGGAATGAGTAGTGAAGATATTGAATTGTTAATTGATGGCAATCAAATACTTTTAGTTGCGTTAGACAGATACTTTGAAGATGAAGTAGATGAAGACGATTATTATGAAGAAGACGAAGATGACTACTAATGAATTGGTATAGCAAAATAGTAAAAGACTGGAGTGAAATCCCAAACTGTATTCAATTTTTTGACAGTGAACTAGTGGATGCGAGAAGAGAAGTAAAGATAAAGGGAAATATTGAAAAAAATTCTACCCAACTGCCTGCGTTTGTTGAACTTCGTTTTGGTCAATTACAAGAGATAGAGGCAATACTTGAACATCTGAATATACAGTTACGAAAGAAGAGAAGTTCGTATTTGAGAAAATATTTAGAAAATTATAATAAAGTATTGAGTAGTAGAGATGCTGAGAAATATGCTGACGGTGAAGACGAAATCGTTGCGATTGGTGAACTTATAAACCAAGTAGCACTTATTAGAAATCAGTATCTAGGTATTACAAAAGGGTTTGAAATTAAACACTTTCAACTGTCAAACATAATAAAATTACGTGTTGCAGGCATGGAAGATTCAGAGATTAACACATATTAGGGTAGAGGAAAATGACTGGGATTCATATAGTTAAACGAAATGGGGATAAAGAGAATTTAGATTTAGAAAAAATGCACAAAGTTGTGTTTGAAGCGTGTAACAATATTAACAATGTATCTGCCAGTGAAGTTGAATTAAAATCACACATTCAATTTTATAGTGGAATGACAAGTAGTGAGATACAAGAAACATTAATCAAAGCGGCAGCCGAACTAATAACAGAAGATACACCAAATTATCAATGGGTTGCAGGAAATCTAATTAACTATCATATTAGAAAAGAAGTGTATGGTGCTTTCGAACCATGTCACATTATAGAGTTAGTTAACAAGAATACTAAATCTGGTTTCTATGACAAAGCATTAACAGAAGATTATTCTGTAGAAGAATGGGAAAAGATTAATAGTTTCATCAAACATGATAGAGACTTCGACATTACATATGTTGGCATGGAACAGTTTCGTGGAAAGTACTTAGTACAAAATCGTGTAACACATAAGATATACGAAACACCACAAATGGCATATATGCTAATTGCGGCAACATTATTCAGCAATTACGATAAAGAAGAACGTTTGAAGTGGGTAAAAGATTACTACGATGCAATTAGTACTTTTGATATCTCATTGCCGACTCCTGTTATGGCAGGTGTTCGTACACCACAAAGACAATTCAGTAGTTGTGTATTAATTGAAACAGATGATAGTTTAGATAGTATCAATGCGACATCTAGTTCAATTGTTAAATATGTCTCTCAGAAAGCAGGAATTGGGGTTGGTGCGGGTAGTATCCGAGCAATAAACTCACCTATTCGTAATGGCGATGCAAGTCATACTGGTGTTATTCCGTTCTATAAAATGTTTCAAGCGGCAGTTAAATCTTGTTCTCAAGGTGGAGTTAGAGGTGGCGCGGCAACATTATATTATCCTGTTTGGCATTTAGAAGTAGAAGATTTACTTGTATTAAAGAACAACAAAGGTACAGAAGATAATCGTGTACGTCATATGGACTATGGTGTTCAGTTTAACAAGTTGATGTATGAACGTCTAATGACAGGTGGTAATATTACATTATTCTCACCACAAGATGTACCAGGATTGTACGAGTCATTCTTTAATGACCAAGATAAGTTCCGTGAATTATATGAACAAGCAGAACGTAAAACATCTATTCGTAAGAAAACAGTACCTGCGATTGAATTATTTTCATCATTTATGAATGAACGTAAGAACACTGGTCGAATCTATCTACAAAATGTAGACCATGCGAATGACCACAGTTCATTCGATTCGAAAGTGGCACCAGTCAAACAATCAAATTTATGTTGTGAGATTACTCTTCCGACTAAGCCATTGAATAGTGTGATAGACGAAGAGGGCGAAATTGCTCTCTGTACACTTAGTGCTATCAATTGGGGTAATATTAAATCACCAGAAGATTTTGAAAAGCCTTGCGAGTTAGCAGTAAGAGGTCTTGATGCTCTATTGAGTTACCAAGATTATCCACTCATTGCGGCCGAGTTAGCAACAGATAACAGGAGACCTTTGGGCGTAGGCATTATTAATTTTGCGTATTGGTTGGCTAAAAATGATACGAATTATACTGACCCTAACTTAGAGTTAGTCGATGAATGGGCAGAAGCGTGGAGTTATTATCTAATTAAAGCATCAAATAATTTGGCAAAAGAGATTGGACCTTGTCCTAAATCTGATGAAACAAAGTACGGACATGGTGTAGTACCGATTGATACTCGTAAAATAGAGATTGATGAACTAGTAAAACACTCAGAGAGAATGGATTGGAAATCTCTTAGAGAAGATTTAAAAGAACACGGAGTAAGAAATTCAACATTAATGGCTCTTATGCCTGCTGAAACATCAGCACAGATTTCAAACTCAACAAATGGTATTGAACCACCACGTAGTTTGGTGAGTGTTAAACAAAGTAAACACGGTGTGTTAAAGCAAGTAGTTCCGGGTATTCATAAGTTAAAAAGTAAATATGAACTTCTATGGGACCAAGAATCTCCAGAAGGTTACTTAAAAATTATGGCAGTATTACAAAAGTATATTGACCAAGGCATATCAGTAAACACAAGTTATAATCCAATGCATTATGAAGATGAGAAAATTCCAATGTCTGTGATGTTACAACATCTTATTATGTTTTATAAGTATGGCGGAAAACAACTATATTACTTCAATACATTTGATGGACAAGGAGAGTTGGACATTAATGCATTAAATTCAATGGATAAAAATGAAGAAATTTCAGAGGAATCGTCAGAATACGGTACCTTAATAGATGATGAGGATTGTGAAGGTTGCACAATATAGAGGAAAGAAGATGACAACAGTATTTAATTCAAAAAATAAACAAGACCACACCAAAGCAAAGGCTTTCTTGGACCCATCGGGCGGTGTAACAATTCAACGATATGATATGTTGAAGTACAAACAGTTTGACAAACTAACTGATAAGCAGTTGGGTTTCTTCTGGCGACCAGAAGAAGTCGATTGTCATAAGGATGCAAATGACTTTAATAATCTTACAGAGAACGAAAGACATATCTTTACAGCAAATTTAAAAAGACAAATCATATTAGATAGTGTACAAGGTCGTGCGCCAGTAGAAGCATTTGGACCACTAGTAAGTATTCCAGAACTAGAAGCGTGGATTCAGACTTGGACATTCAGTGAAACAATTCACAGTCGTAGTTATACACATATTATTCGTAATGTATATGCTAATCCTAGTAAAGTATTTGATGAAATGATGAACATTTCAGAGATTACAGACTGTGCTGATGCTATTAGTACTAATTATGATGAACTTATTAACCTATCATTGAAGTATCAATTACTAGGTGAAGGTAAACATACAGTCAACGGCAAGAAAGTTGAAGTAGACTTATACGAACTTAAGAAATCATTATACAAAACACTAATGAGTGTAAACATTTTAGAAGGTGTTCGTTTCTATGTATCGTTTGCTTGTAGTTGGGCGTTTGCTGAACTTAAAAAGATGGAAGGCAATGCTAAGATTATTAAACTAATTGCACGTGATGAAAACTTGCACTTAGCATCTACCCAATCACTTCTAAAGATTTTACCAAAAGACGATAAAGATTATATTAAGATTGTTAAAGAAACAGAAGAAGAATGTATTCAGATGTTTGTAGATGCTGTAGAGCAAGAAAAAGCGTGGGCAGACTATCTATTTAAAGACGGCAGTATGATTGGACTAAACACACAACTATTAAGTGATTATATTGAATGGATTTGCTGTAAGCGTATGATTGCTGTAAATCTAAAATGTCCATATACAGTCCCACAAGCCAATCCACTACCATGGACACAGAAATGGATTGCAGGCGCAGATGTACAAGTAGCGCCACAAGAAACAGAGATTACTTCTTATATACAAGGAGGAGTTAAGCAAGATGTGTCAGAAGATACTTTCGGAGGTTTATCATTGTGATAGAGTTAGACTCAATTGGTACAGTAGATTATGAAGTAAAAGATTTTGTTGCGTTAACACCCCATAACGAGGCACATTTTTGTTTAGTACCTAGGACTGTTGACCAACAGGTTATTTTAAAATTACAAAAGATTATGATGGATATTGGTAATGCTAATATCAAAAATGGAGTATGTGAACAATACGAAACGATAATGAAGTTTGTTAACGACCATCCAATCATAGAAATACACTTAACAAAGGAGAAAAAAATGACTAAAATGGGCTTAGAATTTAACGCATGGATTCAAAATACATGGATGGACCACCTTGATGAAAAGATGCAGTGGAAAGAAAAAGTAGATTACACTCAAAAAGAATGGCTTAAGAAGAATTTAGATTTCTTAACCAATAGATTTCAAAAAGAGGTTAGACAGAAGTAAATGAAAATAGTTCTAGCAACTGGCGGATTCGACCCTATTCATTCGGGACATATTTCATATCTTAAAGCCGCTAAAGAAATGGGCGATATGCTTATTGTAGGCATAAATTCAGACGAATGGTTAGAACGCAAAAAGGGTAAATCTTTTATGCCTTGGAATGAGCGCCTAGCAATTCTCAATAACTTACAAATGGTAGATGAAGTCTTTACTTTTATGGATGATGATGACACTGCCATCAACTTTATTAAACAAGTCGTAGCACATTATCCAAATGACCAAATAATATTTGCTAATGGAGGCGACAGGAAAAAAGGCAATACGCCTGAAGTAGAATTTGCAACATCTATTGCAGATACTTCACCTGGATTTGGTTTTATGTGGGGTGTTGGTGGAGAAGATAAAAAGAATTCAAGTAGTTTGATTTTAGAAGAATGGAAAGCACCTAAGACTATTCGTAATTGGGGTTGGTATAGAGT